CCCTCGTCGTCGATGTAGCTGCGCCGGATGAAGAAGTGGTCGGCGTGCGACCCCTTCGCAACGGCAGGGTTGCGCACCCGGCCAGGCTCCGAGTCGTTCGTGCCGATCACGTCGTAACGGTCAGACAGCGCCTGCGCCGCCTCGAACCATCCGGGCGTGAACTCGCAATCGTCACCGACGATCAGCACCCAGTCGGCCGACGACTTGCGCAGGCAAGCGTTCACGTTCTGCGCGTACGTCTTGCCCTCTTCGCCAGGGATCAGGCGCACCCTGTCGCCGCCGGTCGCCCACAACGAATCCTCGAACCGCTGACGGTTCGACTCGCGCATGATCGGGACGATCACATCGCACCACTCCATGAGGGGCTTGTCGGCCGGCGGCTCCTGCCGCTCAAGACCAGCGATGATCGGCGCCCAGTGCTTCTCCCACACGACATCAACGTCGTACTGCGACGCGAACGCCACACACTGCCCCGACAGCGTCTCATGGTCGGCGTTGTAGGCGTCGTGCAGCTTGTGGTACACGTCGACCACGGACGCCGCCAGATAGGACGCCGACTGCGGTGCGTCCCACTCCAGTTGCCCGGTCACACCCCACCCGGCGGGGCCGAGTAGCTCCGACTGTGCAGTGAAGTCGGTGGCGATCACCGGCGTGCCACACGCCTGCGCCTCCACCATCGGGACACAGAACCCTTCACCCTTGGACGGTGCGAGCAGCACGTCGGCAGCGGTGTAGAGGCCGGCCATCATCTCGGGCGAGAACCCGATCACCTGCGCGTACGCATCGGTGAACACGATGGCGTGCGGCGGAATCGCTGCGTGCTTCGCCAACTCCTCGAGGTTGATCCCAGAACCGTCGGTCCCGTACCGGTTTGAGTGAACCACTAACACCGATTCTTGATGATCGCGCCAGAACGCACCGAACGCACGGAAGGCTTCGTTGAAACCCTTACGGTCGCGCGGGTCCTTGTTCATCGCCACCATCAACACGGCAAACGCGTCCTGCGGGATGCCGTAGAGCTCGCGAGCGTTGCGCTCCTCGCCGCCGATGGTCACCGTGAACGTCGGCTTGTAGACCGACGTGTCGACCGCCAGCGGCGCGTATGACGGGTCGAGGCCCGCCTCCATCAACTGCCGCTCACCGAACCGCGACATGGCGACAGGGTGGGCGTTGCTGCGATGGAAGAACCGCACGACACCCTCGGGCGCCGGGAAGTGATCCACGGGCGTCCACGCCAGGATCTTGTACGCCGACAACGGCCGATCGCCGTTGTAGAGCATGGCGTGATTGAGCACCCACATGTCGGTCAGCGGGATGATCCAGCCGGCCTCCGGGTCACCCTCGAAGAAGTGGTCGGCGTGCGCCCGCAGAATGTCGAGGCTGTTCTCCAGCCGACCCGACGGATACAGCGTCACCGGACCGTACGGCGTGCCGTACTGCTTGACGCCGATCTGGTGGCCGTACGTGCAGACGACTGCGACGTCGTGGCCGTCACGCTTCAGGCGCGTCACGAGATGCTTGCACTGCACCCCGTAGCCGGTCGGGCTGTCAGGGCTGTTTGCGTAGACCAGGAACTTCATCGCGTCACCCCCAGCCGATCGGCGTGGGTTGGGCGCGTCTCGATCCGGTCCTCGGTGATGACGACCCACTCGTCACCGTCGAGGTGGAGCGAGTCGATGCGTTCACCAGTGCGAACGATCTGCGTGAGCGCGACCTCGAGGTCGGCTCGCGCAATGCGATGCTGAGTCACTGTTGCCTCCGGGCAGGAGTTGGGGGGTTGGCCCCCGGGCAGGAGGGCGGGGCGCCGCGGCACCACACGCTCTCTCCTGCCCGGGAGACTTGAAAGCCCCCGACCGGAGAAGGTGGGGGGCTAGAAGGTGTCGCCGTACAAGGCGAGGATTTCGCGAGCCCAGGCGACCTTGTCGGCCACCCGCTGACCCGCCGGCTGGGACTTCGTCCACAGCTCCAAGTTCTCAATGCGGTTGTCGTCGCGCACGCCGTTGACGTGGTGGACGTTCTCCGACTTCAACAACGGACGACCAAGATGCTCGGCCATCACGAGACGATGGACGTACCCGCCACCGCTGCCCATTCGCCTCACATACCCGTTCGACATGATGACGTCTCGAACGATGTTTCTGGGTTGCAGTAGGCCGTCAACCGAACGGCCCAACCGCTTGCGTGCGTAGTGACCGCCACAAAGACCACGGGCGTAATGGCTGTTATCGCAGCCATCCACCGAGCAGCCGCCAGACGGCGGGGCGAGTGTCCGGTAGTGCGATTGGCAGTATCCCTTGGCGTGAGCAGGGCGCGCACACCCATCAACTTTGCAAGTGCTTTTGTTGACGCCCCAGGTGTAAGCGGTAACGCTGGCATCGCCGTGCGTCTGCCACCGCTTGTAGTGGAGTTGGCACATCCCCCGGGCGAGCTTGCCGCCCCGGTCGCAGCCGTCAACGGAGCACGTACGCTCTACGTCGGTCATCAGGTTCTCCTATGTCTGGTGGCCCGAGGGCCAGGGAGCGTCAACTCCCTGGCCCTCATTGTACCAGACAAAGTGGAGAACTTTGTACTACACCGACTGCTTGAGGATGTTCACCGCGGCCGAATCGATGAGGTCGCCATCGACTCGGGTCTTGACCCTGTAGCCGATTTGGTCCGTATCGAAGTAGCGGGAGTTGTCCGACTCGAGAATCGGGTTGCCGACCGAACGGACGTAGTAGGCGTTCATCGCGCCGAAGGCCACGGTCTTCGCGTTGCTCCCAGCCGCAGCCACGTTGGAATCCACGTACACCGGCTTGCCGAGGAGGCGATCCGGAGTGCCGTTGATGATGCCCGAGGTGAGCGACGGCTCCCAGAGGAACGCGCCGATCGTGCCGCCCGCGCCATCGCGAAGCTTGCGGATCGTGCCGGCCGTCGAGTCGTTCATGAGCCATGCGCACGACGGGTCCGACCTGTAACTGTCATTGACCGAGTACTGAAGGTCAATCAGTTTCTCAACGGTCGGGGTGATGAGCGAACCGCCGGTGGCGATCGTGCCAGAACCCACGATGGCGGTCATGATGCCGTTCGGCTCGTTGGTGCCGGTGCCGACGACGAGGTCGGTGGCGATCACGCGGCCAAGGCCACGGCCAAGGTCACGACCAAGGAACGACGCGATGTCGATGCCGGAGTCCTGCACGACCTCAGAGGCGACGACGACCAGCTGCCCATACTTGAAGGCATTGAGGGTCATCTTCGCGAACGTCGGGTCGGTGCCGGCGAGGGCGGTGCCCTGACCGGAAACCTGGGTGCCGATGGCGTGGGCGGCCAGACGGGGGAACTCGAGCTGCTCGCCGCTCGTGGTGTTGATCCGGGTGGTGGGTGCCATCCAGATGCCGTTCGACGCCTCCATGTACTCGTACAGAGTGCGGGCGAGGGTGGTCGGGACGAGCGAACCGGACGAACCGGTGTCCCACGCCAGAACACGAAGCTCCTCGGCGGAAGCGCCCTGGCGGAGCAGTTCGCGCTCCCGGCGTGCGCCACGGAGGTCGATCTCCATGCTGACCTTGTCGCCACGCAGCGAGGCGTCGATGAAGGCGCGAAGCTCGTCAACGGCAGCGGTAGCGCTGGCCTTGGGCGCCTCACCGAACACGCGAGCCTGAGCCTCACGCAGTTCGGCAGCCTCGTTCTCGCGAGTTGCACGGGCGACGTACTCGCGCACTTCGGCGTCGAGCTCGTCGATGCGGGCGTCCAGGCGGGCGATGACCGCCTTCTCCTCTTCGTTGCGCTCGCGGCCGGCGGTGTCGTCGAGGACGGCCTTGAGCTCGTTGAAGACCCGAGCACGGGTCTCGTTCAGGGTGATGACATGAGCGCGGATGTCCACGGTCAGTCTCCTTTCGGGGGGTTGCGACACGCCACATGGGGCGGCCAACAGGGTGTGGTTGGTTGTCGCGAGGTGCCAGGTGCCCGCACGGGCGGCGTGGCGGCGTCGCAGGGTGCGTCAGTACGCCGAGGGGCGAAGCAGACGCTTCCGCTCGAGCCGTTCCCGATCCTGTCGGTCACGCTCGGCGAAGATGTCGGTGAGGTCGGGAGTCTCGGGCTGCGGCAAGCGCGCCTCGAACGCAGCGATGGCGCGCCGCATCTCGTCCTCAGTCATGTCGATGTCGACCAGCGACTCCATCAGTTCGTCGAGCGAACGCATCGCCGACGACGTGTGAGGGTTGGCGCCACGCCACACGATCGACGTCTCGAACAGGGCAACTTCCTTGATGGTGCGCTCTGACATGTCGTCGTTCCACTTGTCGCGCGCCTTGGGCACGGTGAACCCGATCGACATCTGCGACATCTCGCCACGCGTCACTGCGCTGCGGATCGTCTGCACGTCAGGCCGTGCCGGGTCGAGCGCCGCAGACACCCGCAGATGCGGGTCAGCGGCGAGCTTCAACGTGCCGGCGCCACGAGTCGCCAGGGGGATGCCCTGGTGGTTGTGGTTGACGAACAGGGCGACGTCGGCCTTCGAGTCGCGCAGCGTCTTGTTGAACGCGCCGGCGGTGATCGTCTCGGTGAACTCGCCCCACTGGTCACGCACCGAGTACGGCGTGTCGACCACGGAGGCGACACCCTCGAAGGTGAAGCCGCTGGCGCCGTCGTCGCGGAACTCGAAGTCGGTGATGTCGTAGTGGCGGATCTGGTGGCCCGCTCCACGATCTGCAATCGTCGTCATGGCACCTCCAGGGGCCTACACAAGAACCAGCAACGCAAAGGCGATTGCTTCTTCGTCGTCGTCCATCCGGCGGGCACGCGGAAACGACAAGTTGTCATCTACAAGGCGCGGCTTCGTGAAGCCTCCGCCACCACCGCCA